TTATTCCCAGCCCCAACTATCTCCTGTCATACCAACGGCTGAGTAGTCGGTAACAGTTTTCTCAAAGAAGTTAGACATAGAATCACCTGATGTCAACTCCTCTACCCAAGGTAAGGGATTCTCTTTGACTTTAAAGTTACCCTTGAATCCCATTTGAATTAATCTCCTGTCCGCCAGATAGCGTATGTACGTTTTAACTTCACCTTTGTCAAGACCCACAATATCCCCAGCTTGATAGGCAAGGTCAATAACTTTGTCTTCCAGCTTAACAACTTGTCTCGCCATTTTGTATACTTCTCTCTTGAAATCATCATTAACAATTCTCCCGTGTTCATTACAAAACTCTCTAAATAAACGAGACATACCTTCAGTATGTAGCGTCTCATCCCTGATAGACCACTCAACTACAGTGTTCATACCTTTCATCTTACCCATACGTTGGTAGTTCAGTAACATAACGAAGGCACTGAATAAGCTGACCCCTTCATTAAATACTGTCAGTGCCAACGACAAAGCAATACCGTGTAGTGAATGCACATCTGCATCCTTCATAAAGTCTACCTTCTTAGACAACTCATCATACTCAAGGAAGGTACTGTACTCTTTCTCGTGTAACCCTAAGGTATCGTTAAGTAAGGCATAAGCTCTAGCGTGAATACCCTCTCTTGCAGCGAAGGACATAAGCATCATACGTACTTCATTGTTTAAGAACTTAGGTATATAGTAGTTACAGTAGTTGCCTGCTACTACCACATCAGACTGTGTAAATAATCTAAGGATGGCAGTGATGTGTTCCTTCTCTACCTCTGATAGTGTACCATCTTTCCACTGTGTTACGTCATCATTAAGGTTAATCTCATCTTCAATCCAGTGTAGCATCTCGTGTTCTGTAGCGTACTCTACAAAGACAGGGTACTTGAATGGCTTGTAAGTCTTACTTTCTTCTAATAAACTCATAATTTGTTTCCCTTCTTTAGATTTTCAGTTGCGGTTATAACTTGTAAGTTGTATTCTACGTGAAAACCACATACATTATTTCCTTGTAAAGGAACTATATGGTCTACGTGGTGTGGCTCACCTAACTTATGTGTTAAGAAAGCAGACACTTTATACATACGTTCAATAGCTTCCTTGTCTGCCCACAATACTGTAGCATTACATTCTCTAGCTCTTCTACGTGCTTTAGATGCCTGTCTCTTGCCTTTATTGTCCTTACTCCACTGACTGTAATAAGCAGACATCTTATCTTTGTTTCTACGTTCCCATTCTCTATTTGATTTCCTAACAGCTTCTCTATTATTCTTCTTCCATTCAGCAGATGCTTTTATTTTCTTCTCTCTAATCAAATGGTAGCGTGCTTTATCGTAAGCTGCTTTCTTAGCCTTGGCATCCGAGACACTCATTTTCTTCCTCCATAAAATCCTTCAATGCTACTCTCGTAACCTGTTGTCCTACACTCTCAGCACTAGATGCAGCCGAGGTACGTAAGTAGTATAGACCTTTAAGTTTCTTCTTCCAAGCTGCTAGATGAACTCTGTTTACATAATCCTTAGCTGAACCCGCTCGAAAGAATACATTAACACTCTGACCTTGGTCTATAAACTGTTGCCTATCACCTGCGTGTTGTATTACCCACATCTGGTCTAGTTCAAAGGCAGTCTTAAACACATCCTTCTCCCACTCAGTAAGATAATCTAACTGTTGTACCGAACCTTCGTGGTGACTGATATTACGCCACTCTTTAGCTAACCATTCTTCATCTTTACCTAGGCGTAATCTATGTTCCTCCATAATTAAGGCGAGGTGTCTGTTCTTAATTACGTGAGAACCAATTCGTGTCTTATGTGTGTAGTAGTTAGACTTGATAGGCTCAATAGAAGCACTCGTACCTGCAATCATAGCTGAATTTGCATTCGGCGCTACAGCAGTCAGGTGTGAGTTTCTTCTACCACTACCTGCACCATCTAGATACTCACCTCTAACATCAGCTAGTGCTTTAGTAGTCTCTACTGCTTTCTCCTCAATCAAACTAAACATCTTCATATTCTGTCCTTGTGCTAAGGCACTTTCAAAAGGTATGCTCTTGCTTTGTAGATAGCTGTGAAAACCAAATGCGCCCAACCCTAGGCTACGCTCACGAAGTGCCGAGTAACGTGCCTTATCGAGAGCCTCAGGGGCATTAATAATGAAGTCAGTTAGTACGTTATCTAACATAGTAATTAAGTCACCTATCAGTGATGTTTCCATCCATTCCTCAAAGAGTTCAAGATTGACGGATGAAAGGCAACATACTGCCGTCCTATCTTCATTTGTGGGCAGATGAATTTCATTACATAAATTGCTTCCTCTAATTTTGAGTCCATTTTCTTTCAGCTCCTTCGGTAGGTGTCTATTAGCTTCATCAATAAAGTTTAGGTATGGTTCACCAGTTCTGAAACGCGTCTCCAGGATTCTTTCCCAAAGTTCACGAGCCCGAACCACATCACGTACACTACCATCGTGAGGGTCAGTGAGATTCCAATCACTGTCACTAAGGACAGCATCCATAAAGCTGTCACTGATGTTAACAGCGTTGTTAATATTAAAGCACTTACGGTTACTATCCCCTCCCGTAGGGATTCTAATGTTAAGAAACTCAATGATGTCTGGATGCGAGATGTCCAAGTACGCTGCATAACTTCCCTTCCTTGTTTGTCCTTGTTTATATGCTGTCATCGCTGAGTCAGCTACCTTAATGAATGGTATTGGTGAAGGTGCTTTGTCACTGACTGCACGTACATCACCCCAGTGTCCACCTACACCACCTCCCTTAACACTTAACCAAGCTAACTCTGACTGGTGAGCAATAAGCCCATCAAGAGTATCAGGAATGTAAGAAAGAAAACAGCTAATTGGTAGACCCTTGGCTTCCTCTCCTGGAGCAGGAGCGTTACTGAGAATAGGACTACTAAACATAAACCAACCATTAGATACTGCATCATATAACCTCTGTGCTAAATCATTATCGCCACCACTGTATGCCACACAAGCTCTGGCGTAAGCTTCTTGTGGGCTCTTCTCTTTACCTCTAAGGTAGTAACCTTTGACTAACTCTAGTGCCTGTTCAGACATTAGTTTGTCTCTGGTTCTATCTATTATTATGCCTAAGTATTCACTCTTCATAAGGATTCACCTCTATAGTAATTAGATTAATACCTTCCTCTTCCATCTCTACAGTATAGGTAAGTCTACCTTCACTGTGTAGTTGTACTGCATCTATAAAACCATTGTCATATGCTTTATAATCTGTGTACCAAATAGCAAGAGCACCTATAGCTAACCAAAGAATACTTACTGCTATTAATTCATTCATCTTTAGTCATCTCCAACATTAGTTTATTTAAGTACCACTGTGCTTTCTTTAAATCTTCAAGTCCGTTCTTAAACTTATATCTACTTACGTACTTGATGATGTTACCTTCTACGTATGTCATATCTTGGTCTAAGATAAAGTCTATAACCTGTATGTTACCCTGCTTATAGTGGCTTGGGTTAATTGAATCACTCATTTTATTTTCTCCTTATTTAATTTGGTGACCTGTTTCAGGGGAGCGGTAGGTCAAGCCGCTTGCTCTATGAGCTAGTATATTAATGTTGTGTATTGCTTTTCATATCAACGTACACATCACCGTTGTATAGTTCAGTACCTGCTTCGTATAGTAAGCTAGGGTCTTCCTCCAGTATAACACTTATCCCCATAGCTAATGGATATAATAGTTGGTTAGCTCTACCACCTTTAACTGTGTTATCAACAATAGATAGTTCCATTATATCACGTTCCTTATCTAATGACAAGACTAATAACATCTCTTCTTTATTAGACACCAACACTCTTCCAATCTTTCCCATCTTCTAACATCTTGATAAACCACTTGTATGAATAGATAGATAGTTTAACTGTACCAAAACTCATAACGTGTGTTTGTTGTGGTGCTAACTCTAATACATTCTTAGTGTTTACCTTATCTCTTTCTTCACCCTCAAGTAAAGACTGTAACCACTCAACCATATTCTCTTTAGCTTGTCTTCTTATAATCTTAGCTCTCTTCCCACTCATTTGTAATACTCCTTTGTTACTTCTTCAATGTCTGAACGTGGTCTCTTCTCTACGTGTGTAAAGAATAGGTCACCACTAGCATATCTAAATACTCTAGCATTAGGGTTACAAGCTACCTTATGGCTACACCACTTACAAGAGTTATGTAGTCCCTCGTTACCTGCCTTACCTATATCAATGATAGGGTGACATCTTTCTTTAGGTGGTTTGTCTTGCCCCAATTCATCACGTACCTTAGTGATACGTGTCTCAATGTTAGGTAACTCTAAGTCATCAGGTCTAAACAAACATAACTCACCTGATGATTTGTTAGCTACAAGGAAACCACCACCTTCTTTCTTAAGTCCGTGTTCATATCCAGCAAGCTGTGCGAGGTAACCAAAGGGGTCATTCTCTACTAGTGTACCTTCTTTAAACTTCTTAAATGAATAGTCACTGGCTGTCTTGATATCAATAACAACACCGTCAATCACTGAGTCTATGTGTCCCTTAAGACCACACACATCTACCTCTGCTTGTTGCATCTCAACCTTATGTCCCGCAAGGTCAGCAAAGAACAGTAGTAGCTCTTCAACAACGTGACCATATAAGAACCTAAACATAACATCAGGTCCTGCTTCTTCCTGTGTAGCGTCAGAGTTAACATCGTACCACAGTTGTCTGTTAGGTCTACCTACGTTAGACATCCTTAAGCCACTGCTCTGTCCTCGTGGTGTTGCCCATTGGTACAGTACTTCTTCAAGCCCACTCATTAACTTAGCTACCTTTTTCTTAGGCATCTTAAGTTCTTTACCTTTACTTATGTTAGTAAATAACTTCTCTACATCTTCTACTAGTGTATCAACTGTTTTCTTTTTAGCCATTAGTGTGTCTCCGCCCAAGTTAATCCTACTTTATATTCCCCATCAAGAGGACATCTCATTTCGTACTCTACACCTGCATCAACGATAGCCTCAACAGCAAGAGCACCAAACTTATCAGCGTGCTCTTTAAGTACCTCTGTCTGGTACTCATCGTGGATATTACCTACAAAGTTGTAATCAAGTCCAGCCATTGTAGCACGTTCATCTAAAATTGTCAAGGCTTTTTTCATAACTATTGCTCCTGCCCCTTGCAAGAGAGTGTTAAGTGCTGCGTGTTCTGACCTGACCCAGATTTTTCTGCTGTCAAGTCCTTTAATGTAGCCTCTTTTAGCAGCCTTTCCAACTCGCTCTCGTAAATTTCTAAGTGATGGCGTATTATTAAGGAACTTTGTCTTAAGGTTTTTACCATCTCTTGACTTTCCTCCAACGATACTCCCGACCTTTGCATCCCCTGCACCATACAAGAATGCATAGATGAAAGTCTTTGCCTGATTTCTTGATTGAAGTCCTGCAGCCACTTGGTTTGCTGTGTGTATATCTCCGTGTAATATTTCATTTGTGTACCCCTCATCATCCATATAGTGTGCAAGCATTCTTAACTCAAGACCACTAGCATCACAACCTACAATTACATATCCTTCCTTTGCTTGAAAGATATTCCTAAAGTCTGCACCATAACCCCCTTCAATACCCCAGATAAGCTCACCCTTATCATCCTGCTTAGCCGCTGGTATCTGTGCCATATTAGGGTCAGAGTGTGTCATCCTACCTGTTACTGCACCATTAGTATTAACGTACCCGTGTATCCTAGTATCAGTACCTACCTTACCTAATATATTTCTAAGCATAGCTTCACGCTTAGAGATTAAGAAGTACTCAGCAATCAACACGCACTCAGGTATGTCAGTGATACCTTTAAGTACTGACTCATCTACAATAGCGTTACCTTTATCAGTAAACTTAGTAGGTGTCCAACCAAAGTGTTCAAGGTATCTAACAATCTGTTGTCTAGATGCTAAGTTAAACTCAGGGTACTCGATACATCCCCACTCCCTCTTGTCATTGAAGTGTGCACCCCTTGCCATCTGTTTAGCATAAGCCTTAGAAGGTCTACCATCTTTTAACATAGGGTTCTTTAGTACGTTAAGTTTAATGAAGGTAGGTAAAGGTTTAAATGTTTCTAGTACTTTATCTACTAGCCCTTGCTTACGTTCACATAGCTCAGCGTGTAGTACGTTAGCTTTCTTCTCATTAATTAACCAACCGTTAGTCTGTTGTTTATGAATGATGGTAGCTACTTGATGTTCTAACTCAATACACTCATCACTAAAACCTTTAAGGTCTTCAGTAACTAACATCTTATATACAGCTTCTGTGACTCTAACGTCTTGCTTACAGTACGCTATCATCTCAGGTGTTAGTCTAGTCCAATCATCATAGTCACCCTTAGGAAAGTTAAGGTACTCGCCCCACTTCTTAAGACCGTGACCACCTAACTTAGAAGGCTCAGATAATCTAGACATAACTAACGTATCAGTTATCTTCTTACCACTAAAGTCTATACCCCATAGGCGTTCAAGTACTGGTACATCATAGCCAATGATGTTGTGACCTATCACTTCATCAACATCGTCAACGTACTTCTGAAACATATCAGCATCTTTGAATACGTATGGGTCGTTAGGGCTACCTAGTTTGTGAGCACACACCACCCATATCTGTGTTGGGTCTAACCCATCAGCTTCTAAATCAAATATTAACTTATTCATCTTTAGCGTCCTCCCAATCTTTAATAAAGCGTTTACTGCATACTGCGTAAGTCCCGTCAGGCATCTTTATATATACTACATCATCAGAAAAGTCAGGCAAAGGTCCTATCTTTTCCATCGCTTCAGCCGCAGTCAGTATGTCATCCTTAAAACTCATCGTCATCTCCTGCATCGTTAGGGTTATCAACCTCTGTCATTCTACCTGTATCTTTATCATAGTACAAGTAACAAGCAGGTCCAGTAAGCCCACTGAATCTATTCTTTAGTACCCTAATAGTAGTAGTGTTGCGTATGATAGGGTCTTCATCTTGTCCGTTACGTTCAAGACCAATCACCATATCAGATAGTTGTCCAATACCTGCTGAACCTCTGAGCTGTGCTAGTGAAGTCATACCACCTTCCTCGTGTGCTGTACCTCCAGGTCTACGTAGATGACTAACCATAAACAAAGCAACACCTGTCTCTTGTACCAGTGTACGTAGCTTAGTAGCTATCTCATCAAGAGCCTTACGTTCATCACCATTCTGTTGGTCAGATACTAGGATAGATATGTGGTCAAGGAATATATACTTACAATCTAAACCTTTAGCCATATATCTAACACGACTAATGATATTATCAATGCTGTTAGAACCAAAGCTATCATATAAGAATACCTTACCTGTACCTAACGTAGCATCATAGTGTTTCTTTAACTCTTCCCTGTCCATATGTACATCAGGTAGATGTAATAGTTGATTAGCTGATAAGGACATAAGACTTAAGCCAGTACGTCTAATAGATTCTTCCATCATCAGTAGCCCTACGTTACCTCCATCTTCCATATTCATTAGGTAGTAGACTAACTCACGAATGAACTGTGACTTACCCATACCACTACCTGCTGTGATGGTAATCAATTCGTGTGTACGAATACCATAGGTTAGGTCATTCATTCCTTGCCAAGGGTACTCAACAAACGATTGATTGATTTCTTCTGTGACAACATTCCACATATCATCACCCCTAACAATACCATCAGGTGCAAATAGCTTAGCGTTCCACCAAGCCTCCATAAAGGATTGTTTCTTGTTTACCCTGAGCATATCATTAGCGTCTTTATAATCCTCAGGCATCGTCATAATCTTAGCCTTAGAGGGTGGGAATAACTCAGCTACTTTCTTAGCTGCGTCCTTACCTGCTTTGTCTGCGTCAAAACAAATAACAATTGTTTCAAAGTCATTAAAGAACTCAAGGTTTTTCTTTACATCTTTAGGTGCTGATGACGCACCATTGATAACACTTACTACTGCCCACTTGCTGCCCATCAATTCATAAGCAGCCATTGCATCACACTCACCCTCAGTGATAGTAATGTACTTACCTTTCTTTTGTACTGTGTGCATACCAAACAACTCTGCATCTCTAACAGTACCTTCAATACGGAAGTCTTTATCTTGTACGTCACGTATCTTTTGTGCTACTTGTTCACCATCTTTATAGTATGGATACAGATGGTTCTTAATACTACCGTCTTTGTTCCTACGTATAGTAACCCCGTACTTCTTAGTTGTATCTGAAGTAATCTTTCTATCTGTGAGTGCACCAGCCACACCCTCTGTTCTTATTGCTGATGGTTTACTTTCCGTCATTTGTTCTCCTATATATTCATTGTCATAATTCTGTCCGTGTGTTTGACAACTAAAACAGTGCCACGAGTCATCTTCATTAACACATACTGCATCAGATGAACCGCAAGCATCACACGGTAGGTGTCGAGCCTTCCAATTGGATTGGTTGTGGTCTAACTTGTCCATACTATTCTCCGTTCGTTAGAGGTAGAAAGGACATCCGAAGATGCCCTTAATGATTAACTACTCAGAGAGATATTAAAACTCCTCGGTAGTTGCTCCTTCGTTAGCGAACTCACTAACACCTGAACCACCTGCATATGGTACAAGGTCAACAACTTGAATGGCATTCAACATCTTACCAAGACCAAACTTCTTAGTCATTGCGTGTTCAAATGCAAAGAAACTAACCTTAACAAGTGAGTCATTACCAATCTCACTACCGTCCCAAGGATTCTTTTCACCGTCTACAATAGTAGGTGCTCCATTCTCTTTACCTTTAGCTGATGTTTCTTTACGTTGAAACTTAAAGATGTTTGTTTCTACTTCACCATCCTTGTGGTAAGGACGTAACCCCTCTTTAACTAGACGTTTCTTTTCTTTATCAGAAACTTCTAAGTCAAGTGACCAGTAGTTGTAATCCTTGTATTGGTCACCTACTACTAACTGATGTGGCAATACCTTTGCCCATTGTGCTTTACCTGTTGCAATCATTATATTTTTCCTTATGCTTTATAAGCATTGTTGTTATATTAAAACTAACCACCCTATGTAGTTAGTTACTTACCATTATACACACTCTTAAGAATATGTACAGAGTTTTTATACAATTTAGTTATTAAACTTTATTAATAAACTATCATATAAAACTATTGTTATTAGTTGTTGACAACTCCTAAGAGATTCTATTATAGCATATCTTTTTAGAGATGTCAACCCCAATTAACATAATTATGCAGCCAACCTAAGAACATCTAACATAGGTAATACTTTACGTACCTTCTGCTCCCTACTAATGATGGTGCTAGGTATGTTAGATTTATTCCTAACCTCTGCGTGAGATGACCAATCGGTTAGTGTATTAAATAATGCCCACAAGTTATGACCCATTTCAAATACATACTTCTGGTAGCTAGAGTTAAGTACCTCCATCATCTTATCGTTACCGTTAGCTAACTGTAGTAGTACATTGTTAGCTTCCCGTATGCTAATCTTAACTGTTGGGTACTGCTTCCAAAGTTCAGCATTCTGTAGGTAAACTTCAAGAGAATCTTCTAACTTGTTAATAGCATAGTCTACATCTAAACTCTTAGTGTGCTTACCATAGTACGAAGAGAAGCTATCACCAATGATTTGTCCGTTAGTACACAGCATTCTATACGCACCTACCATAGACATAAACTTCCAACTACCGTCATAACTATTGAGTACCGTTATCATTAAGTCCATCTCATCACCTTCTGTCACAGCAATCCTATGAGCGGGGAAACGATATGATACTACTGTCCTTGCACCATCGTGTGAATACTGTACGTCACGTATCATACCCTCTGTGTTTAGGTTAGACCTAGCAATAGCTCGTTCATACTGTGGTATGATGTCCGAGTTCTGTACTAGGTTATATCCTTTACCTACTACTGATATGATACGTCCAGTATCTTGTTCAACAATAGCCTTATGCTTAGGTGCGTGAACATCTAAGAATGTACCGTCTTCACTAGTCCATAGTGTTCTTTCTTCTACTTGTATAAAGTCGTTCATTTGTTTCTCCTTTTTAATTGTTTTCTTTTCTTTCTATATTTATTTACGTCACTGCGAGGTGCTAACCCTTTAGGGACATACTCTCTCTTATCATTACGATATACTAACCTTCCTTCATCTTCCATACCTATTACGTAATCACCTATTCTTGACATACGCTACCTCCCCTTCTTCTAATACGTCTGCTTCTGTAAACATAATACCTACTTGCTCACCTTTTCCTTTAGCTATCAGTGCCTTAGCTTCACTTAGGCTAATAGCTTCAACCTCATACAAGGTTGTCATCTTGCACTCAATCATATCCTCTTTCTTAAACTTAAATGTTTTCATTACGTCCACCTATTAAGTAGCTTCCAGAAATCATCAGGGTCATAGAACATTCTACTACTAATATAGTTAGTCACTTCCTTAGCAGTGCTTTTACCAAAACCCCCTTTATCTTTAGGTGGTGCTAACACCACAGCAGGGTCTGTATAACAAGACAGTCTAGTAGAGGCAGTAGATAGTAAACAACCTGTATGCTCTGCTACCATAGTACTAGTCCATTCAGACCCATCATCTAATACATATAAGCGTTTACCATTGTGTATCTTATGCTTCTCTCTAGGTCTAAACACTTCTTCTCTGTTAGTTGATTTAGTTAGTCTGTAAAAGGCACTACTGTGTGAACAACCTACCTCATCCATTACCATCTTAGTAGTCACTACACTATCATCATCTAACACCCATTGTTTTACTACACTACCCATTATACTTTCCCCTATTTAATCTCTTGTGTTCATCTAATAATTCCTTCATTAGTATCATACCTTCCTTGATATCGGATAGATATACCTTCTCATCATCACGAGGATTAGATTTAAGAGGACTTCTCTGCCTACCCCTTGCCTTGGTATTGCTGCACATATAATCCCTCCTTATTTACGTAGTATTCAGTCCCGTTATCTCTAATGTATTCCTCTTTATGTTCAGGCGTTGCGTTCTTATTATCTAACCACCACCCCATATAGGTATCGTCAGGTACACAGTACCACTCATCTTTATCTCTTACACAGTACATCAGCTGTCCTCCTTAATATTTAAATTCGTCTACGGGAAATACACCTTCCCCATCTAATTGTCTTTCAAAATCTTCAAAAGTATTCCATACGGTTACGTAACCCTCGCCTATAACTAACACCTTATCGTTATCGTGAACAACAGTCAGCATATTATGACCACCACCATCAAATTGATATGTCCTCATACTTCCTCCTCACAAATATCTTTAATTTCTCTAAGTCTATGTCTAAGCATAACATTCTTATCCACCAAATGCTTCCACCCTTTACCCTTAGTAACAAACCTATCCCATACATCAGGTGTACCACAAGCAATATCCCCTACATCAGTATCGGTCAAGGTACTGTCGTTGTATTTGATAAACTCAGCCATATTCTTATTCTCATAGGCTAGAGTATCACGCTCATCTGTTCTGTTTTCTAAATGTCGTTCAGCATCATCTAAATCAAGTTCAATATTGTCATACTTATTAATCTCAATTATTAACTCAGTCTTTAGTTGCTTGTTCTCTTTAATGAGTCGCTCTCTATCTTGTCTAATCTCATCAAGTTCAACAGCCATATCATCTATTTGTTCTGCAAGTGCAGTTCTGTAATTGTATTTCAT